TCGCCATCCGCATGTTTCCCACATCCTCCACGCTGGGTATTGCTGAAGGTATCGAAACCGCTCTGGCCTGCCATCAGATAACCAAGTGTCATACCTGGGCAACGATGAACACAGCTTTCATGAAGAAGTTCCGCGTTCCTGCCGGGGTAAAGAACCTGATTATTTTTGCAGATGCTGACTCAAACGGTGCCGGTCATGCTGCCGCATTTGAATGTGCTGCTGCCAACCTGCATGCGAAGAACGATCTGGAGACTGTATCCGTCCGCTGGCCTGCGCAGGGTGACTTTAACGATCTGCTGCTAAATGGCTCCGAGGTATTCGAATGGGTATTCCACAGGGGGATGAAGCAGTGAAGAAGCCAGTAAGACAAAAGCTCAAAGTGTACAAGTCCAAGGTATGCGCTCAGTGCGGAAAGACATTCACCCCAGATCGTAACCTGCAGAAAGTGTGCAGCCCTCGCTGTGCGATTGACTACAACCGTGCGCTGAAGGCCAAAAAGGCGGAAGTAGAGAGAAAGGTTAGTCTGAAGATTCGCAAGAAGGCACTCCAGCCTCGTGGGTACTTTGTCAGTAAGGCCCAAACGGCGTTTAACGCTTTTATCCGAGAACGTGACGAGGGGAAGCCTTGCCCGTCTTGCGGCACATATCATCCTCCGATGATTTTCGGCGGCCAGTGGGATTGTGGTCACTTCCTCAGTGTTGGATCACGTCCTGAACTGCGTTTTGAAGAGAAGAACGCTTACCGCCAGTGCAAAGCCTGTAACGGTGGTGCTGGTAGGTTTACAGCCAAAAATAAAACGGTGCAAGAACGCTACAGAGCAACGCTGATCGAATGGTTTGGTCTTGAGCTGGTGGAATGGCTGGAAGGTCCGCACGAGGCGAAGCATTACACCAGAGAAGAACTTGAAGAGATTGCGGCTACCTACCGCCGTAAAACCCGCGAACTGAAAAAGCAGAGGGCAGCATGACATACGACCTTATCTACTGTGATCCACCGTGGGAATATGGCAACAGAATCAGCAACGGTGCGGCCTGTAATCATTACAGCACTATGGGCATGGAAGAACTTAAACGCCTTCCTGTCTGGTCACTGGCTGCTGAAAACGCTGTACTGGCGATGTGGTACACCGGGACCCATAACCGCGAGGCTGTAGAACTGGCTGAATCATGGGGATTCCGTGTCAGAACGATGAAGGGTTTTACATGGGTAAAACTAAATCAGAACGCTGCTGATCGCTTCAATAAGGCATTAAGTACAGGAGAGCTGGTGAACTTTAACGATCTGCTTGAAATGCTGGACCGTGAAACCCGCATGAACGGCGGTAACCATACCCGCAGTAATACCGAGGATGTGCTGATTGCTACCAGGGGAACGGGCTTACCTCGTGCCAGCGCAGCAGTAAAACAGGTTGTGCATACCTGCCTGGGCGAACACAGCGCAAAGCCGTGGGAAGTAAGGAACCGACTGGAACAATTATACGGTGATGTGAAAAGAATCGAAATATTCGCTCGGGAAGAGTGGAACGGATGGGACCGCTGGGGAAATGAGTGCAACAACAGTATTGAAATGATTACTGGTCAGATAAAAGAGGTGAACCATGCAGCGTAATATCCAAATGGTAATGGAGCGCTGGGGCGCTTGGGCAGCAAACAACAGTGAAGACGTTACATGGGCTCATATTGCGGCTGGCTTTAAAGGACTCATACCAGCAAAGACCAAATCCCGCGTTCAATGTTGTGATGATGATGCGATGGTTATCTGTGGCTGTATGGCCCGACTGAACAAAGGTAATAGTGAGCTTCATGATTTGCTGGTGGACTATTACCTGTTCGGAATGACATTTATGTCGCTGGCAAAAAAACATAACTGCTCTGATGGTCATATAGGAAAAAAACTACAAAAGGGAGAGGGAATAATTGAAGGAATGCTGATGATGCTTGAAGTGAAACTTGAAATGGATGTCGAGGTGTCATTTATTCCTGAAGGAAAAATTGTTGCGGCTGCATAAAAATAGTTTACGTACGTAAAAATATGAATAAGCTGTTAAGAGTGGTCACTTAGACGCGAACTTAAATATTTCAGAACCTCGCCAATCGGCGGGGTTTTTTCATTTCAGGCCCAGGCTAAAAACTGCAGATTAACCGTGACCGCATGAGCTTGCGGCCTGAACCCTTTCCCCTCGTTTCTGAGAGGATTCACAGTAATTGAGGGGGGACAGATGTCCGAACCAATAACCGGCACAGGCTTAGCTGGTGGCGCTTTAACTGGGGCGAGTGTTTACGGACTGTTAACCGGAACAGATTATGGTGTTGTGTTCGGTGCATTTGCTGGTTCTGTTTTCTACATAGCATCAGCTGCTGATTTGAGCACTTCACGCCGATTAGCATATTTCATCGTGTCATATATTGCCGGAATGCTCTGCGCTGGATTAGTTGGGGCTAAATTGTCAGCCCTTACGGGATATAGCGATAAACCGCTGGATGCCATCGGTGCCGTAATCGTTTCTGCTTTAGCCGTCAAAATCCTGACGTTCCTGAATAATCAGGATATCGGCTCGCTGGTGGCGCTGATAACGCGCCGGGGAGGTTCAGGTGGTACTAAATGACCCGTCGGCAACAATCAACGCCCTGCTTTGCGCTGGGGTAGTGCTGACTCTGATGTTTTACCGTCGCGGGGATTCTCGCCATCGACCGTGGATATCTCGCTTAGCGTGGCTGCTTACGGTCATCTACAGCGCAGTTCCGCTGGCATATCTGTGCGGCATCTACCCTTATTCATCGTGGGCCACTATCGGGGCCAACATAATTTTCCTGTCCGTGTTGGTCGCCGTCAGAGGCAACGTGGCACGCCTGGTAGATCATCTGAGGCAATAATGAACCAATCACAATTTCAGCAGGCGGCTGGTATAAGCGCCGGGCTTTCTGCACGCTGGTTTCCGCACATTGATGCGGCAATGAAAGAGTTTGGCATTACAGCAGTTAATGATCAGGCCATGTTCATTGCACAAGTCGGGCATGAGTCTGCTGGCTTTACCTCGCTGGCAGAGAGTTTTAACTATTCGGTTGAAGGGCTGAAGAAAACCTTTGGTAAGCGCCTGACGCCGTACCAGTGCGAAATGCTGGGGCGTGTCGATGGTAAACAGGTCGCTCACCAGCCACAAATAGCCAATCTGGTTTACGGTGACCGTATGGGGAATAACAGCCAGGGTGACGGCTGGAAATATCGCGGTCGTGGCCTGCTTCAAATCACTGGTCGTGAGAATTACACCAAATGCGGTACAGCGCTGAAGCTTGACCTTGTCAGTACTCCGGAACTATTGACGCAAGAGCGACACGCGGCCCGTTCGGCGGCATGGTACTTCACGTTACGCGGTTGTCTCCTCTATTCGGGGGATGTGGAACGCGTCACGCAGATTATTAACGGCGGGCAGAACGGCATTAAAGATCGCCGTGAACGTTACGCCAAAGCTAAAGCCGCACTGGTGTGAGGTCACTATGGGACTTGAAATGATTATCGGCCTGATTGTTGCCGCGCTGGCAGCAATTGCCGGTGCTTTTGGTCTGGGTAAATCTCGCGGTACTAACATCGCTGAGACAAAAGCGGACCAGCAACGCACTGAAGAACGTGCAGCAGCTACTGAAGCCGTTGCAGAACGCCGGGTAGAAACAACAAAAGGAGCCAGGGATGTACAGCAAACTGTTAGTCATCTTCCTGATGACGATGTTGACCGCGAGTTGCGCGAAAAATTTACCCGCAAAACCTGAAGTAACGGACACGGCCTGTGACTGGGTGAGCATCATCTACCTCACTGAGCACGATATTGCCGTGCTGGATAAGCAGACGAAGCGCGACATCCTGGCGCATAACAAATCGTGGCAGGCGAACTGCAAACAACCAACCGATAGCAGTTTATTAACTCGGTGATTAAGTGCTAAGTTGTGGCTATTTTAGATTAAAAAATAATCAATCGTGGTATGATAGACCTCATTCTTAGAGGGGTTAAAAATATGTCATTCTTCGATTACGCACTTAAACGCGTTGAAGCGGCGACCAAAACAACAGTGGCTTGCCCGATATGCGGCCATAACTCGAACCACCCGTCCACTAAAGTACGGCAAGAACTACCGTTGCTCTGCCCTCAATGCAAATCACTGTTTGTCATTCACAGATAACATGCGACCTGCTGAATATAACCGCCTACGGGCGGTTTTTTATTGCCATCACAAAGGCCACTTTCGAGTGGCTTTTTTAATGGTCATCACGATGGGTATTACAGCAGGAATTACTGAGTGCCTGCGATAATGCTCAATATTTTTATCGGAGTGAATATGCCACCGCGCACACCGAAGGCTTGCCGTGTTCGCGGCTGTCGCAACACCACAACAGACCCATCTGGCTACTGTGAAAATCACAAAGGTGAAGGCTGGAAGTCCTACAAGCCAGGTCAATCACGGCAGCAGCGAGGATACGGAACAAAGTGGGAAGTCATCCGGGAGCGGATACTTAAGCGCGACAAAGGGCTGTGTCAGAACCATCTACGGCAGGCGATAGTGAAGCAGGCGTCCTGCGTGGACCACATCAAGGCGAAGGCCCACGGCGGTACTGATGAAGACAGCAACCTTGAAAGCCTGTGCTGGTCGTGTCACGCAGCGAAGACCGCGCGTGAGCGGCTCAAGTGATAATTAATGTCATCATCAGCCTGGGGAGGGGGAGGTCAAATCTCTGCGACCGCGCGCCTTCCGGACTGCCCGCCTCCTCGTATTTTTATACCCGCGAAAAATCAAATTTAACCAGGAGCATCGCTTATGGCTGGAACGGCGGGGCGTTCCGGGCGTCGGCCAAAGCCAACGGCGCGCAAGGAACTGGCTGGTAATCCCGGCAAGCGCGCCCTGAATAAAGAAGAGCCGGTGTTCACACCCATTAAAGGAGTGGCAGCGCCGGAATGGTTTTTTGAAGACGATGGCTTACCTATGGCAGCCATCATGTGGGAAATGACCACCAAAGAATTATGTGGTCAGGGTTTGCTTTGCGTTACCGATCTTGCCGTGCTTGAACGCTGGTGTGTCGCTTATGAATTCTGGCGGCGTGCCGTGAGAAATATTGCGAAAGAAGGGCTTACCATTGTTGGTGCGATGGGCGGCAAAATTAAAAACCCTGAGTTGACCGCCAAGAAAGAACAGGAATCGGAGATGAGTTCTACCGGTTCTATGCTGGGTCTTGATCCCAGCAGCCGGCAGCGCCTGATCGGACTCGCTGGTCAGAAGAAAACCTCCAATCCATTCCTGAAGATGATCAACTCATGACCCGGAAATCGTACCCCAACGTGAATGCCGCGAATCAGTACGCCCGCAACGTTGTGCGGGGAAAAGTTCCGGCGTGCCAGTATGTCATTCAGGCCTGTCAGCGTCATATCGATGATATGGCTCAGGAGAAGAGCCGGAAATTCCGGTACCGCTTTGACAAAGACATGGCGGAGAAAGCGGCGAAGTTTATTCAGCTGCTACCCCATACAAAAGGGGAGTGGGCGTTCAAACGCATGCCGATCACCCTGGAACCCTGGCAATTATTCATTATTTGCTGCGCCTTTGGCTGGGTGCAAAAAGGGTCAAAGCTCCGTCGATTCCGCGAAGTTTACACGGAGATCCCGCGCAAGAATGGCAAGTCAGCGATCTCGGCGGGTGTTGCACTTTACTGCTTCACCTGCGACAACGAGTTCGGCGCCGAGGTTTACTCCGGCGCGACAACAGAAAAACAGGCGTGGGAAGTATTCAGACCTGCGCGCCTGATGTGCAAGCGTACGCCGTTGCTGGTGGAGGCATTCGGTATTGAGGTGAATGCCTCAAACCTCAACCGTCCTGAAGACGGCGCACGCTTTGAGCCGCTAATCGGTAACCCCGGCGACGGTTCTTCGCCGCACTGCGCAATTGTCGATGAATATCACGAACATCCGACTGATTCGTTGTATACCACGATGCTGACAGGGATGGGCGCACGCCGCCAGCCGCTTATGTGGGCAATCACTACAGCGGGATACAATATTGAAGGGCCATGTTACGACAAGCGCCGCGAAGTTATTGAGATGCTGAACGGAACTGTTCCGAATGAGGAACTGTTTGGTGTGATCTTTACGGTCGATGAAGGCGACGACTGGACGGACCCGAAGGTGCTCGAGAAAGCAAACCCGAACATGGGGGTGTCGGTTTACCGCGACTTTCTCCTTAGTCAGCAGCAGCGCGCCATCAACAACGCCCGTCAGGCAGGCGTGTTTAAAACAAAGCACCTCAACATCTGGGTTGCAGCTCGGGCCGCATTTTACAACCTGGTGTCCTGGCAGAACTGCGAAGATAAAACCCTGACCTTGGAAATGTTCGAAGGTCAACCTTGTGTTCTGGCTTTTGACCTGGCGCGTAAGCTGGATATGAACAGTATGGCGCGGTTGTTCACCAGGGAGATCGACGGTAAAACACATTACTACAGTGTTGCGCCTCGTTTCTGGGTGCCTTATGACACGGTTTTCAGTGTTGAAAAAAATGAAGATCGTCGTACGGCTGAGCGCTTCCAGAAGTGGGTAGAAATGGGGTTACTGACCGTGACCGATGGGGCTGAAGTTGATTATCGTTACATTCTTGAAGAGGCAAAAGCGGCAAACAAACTGAACCCAGTCAGTGAATCACCGATTGACCCATTTGGCGCAACAGGCCTTTCCCATGAACTGGCTGATGAGGGGTTGAACCCTGTCACTATCATCCAGAACTACACCAACATGTCAGACCCAATGAAGGAGCTGGAAGCAGCCATTGAGTCAGGCCGCTTTCACCACGACGGCAACCAGATCATGAGCTGGTGTATCAGTAACGTGGTCGGGAAAAATCTGCCGGGTAACGACGATGTGGTGAAACCTATCAAAGAGCAGAACGAAAACAAAATCGACGGCGCGGTTGCGCTGATTATGACGATCGGGCGGGCAATGCTCAAAGAGCCTGGCGATTTCCTCTCATCTCTTGATCCGGACGATGACCTGTTAATTCTATGAAATCACTGATTGCTGATGTTATCGGGCTGGCCGGGTACGGCCTGCTCACCGCCGGGTTTTACCTGCAGTTCGGGTTAGCCCCGGCGTTAATGTTCTCCGGCGGCCTGATGCTGGTGGGCGCGCTGGTGATGGCCAGAAGGGGGACACGTGCTGCTTGATTCTTTATTCAGAAGTGAATCTCTGGAGAACCCTGCCACACCAATTACGGGGGACGTGCTGGACGCTGACGGACTGTTCAGAGCGGATGTGTACGTGAGCCCTGAAACCGCCATGAAGCTGGCCGCGGTATACGCCTGCATTTATGTCCTGTCTTCCAACCTTGCCCAGATGCCATTGCATGTCATGCGAAAGCATAACGGGAAAGTTGAACCTGCGCGTGATCACCCTGCATTTTACCTGGTGCACGACGAGCCAAACACCTGGCAGACAAGCTACAAGTGGCGCGAGCTGAAGCAGCGGCACATTCTCGGCTGGGGTAATGGATACACCAGGGTCAAGCGCAGCAGGCGCGGAGAGGTTATTTCACTGGACTGCTGCATGCCATGGGAAACCACGCTGATTAACACTGGTGGCCGGTACACCTACGGGCTTTATAACGAGGAGGGGGCATTTGCTATCAGCCCTGACGATATGATCCACATTCGGGCGCTGGGGAATAACCAAAAAATGGGCCTCAGTCCGGTGATGCAGCATGCAGAAACGATCGGCATGGGCATGAGCGGCCAGAAGTACACCGAGAGTTTTTTCAGCGGTAATGCGCGCCCTGCCGGGATCGTGACGGTTAAAGGCGAGATTAAACCAGAGGGGTGGGAGAGGCTCAAAAAGGTGTGGCAGAAGGCCGCGCTGGCGCTACGTAGCCAGGAAAACAAAACCATGCTTCTGCCTGCCGATCTGGATTACAGGGCGCTCACTGTCTCACCGATTGACGCCCAGATCATCGACATGTCAAAGCTAAACCGTTCGATGATTGCCGGGATATTCAACGTGCCGGCGCACATGATTAACGACCTGGAGAAAGCCACTTTCAGCAATATCACGCAGCAGGCTATTCAGTTTGTGCGTTATTCGATGATGCCCTGGGTGACGAACTGGGAACAGGAGCTTAACCGCCGTCTGTTTACCCGCGCCGAACTGGCCGCCGGGTATTACGTCCGTTTCAACCTCACAGGCCTGTTACGCGGCACTCCGCAGGAACGCGCGCAGTTCTATCACTTTGCGATCACCGATGGCTGGATGAGCCGCAACGAAGCTCGCGCTTTCGAGGATATGAACCCGGTTGACGGCCTGGATGAAATGCTTGTCAGCGTTAATGCTGCCAACCCTGCGGACGACTTTAAGAAACCCAAAACCGAAGAGGAAAAAACCGATGAGTGATCGCGAGACTCGCTGTTACAGCGGTGAGGTCCGTGCCGAACAGCTAGGGGAACAACCCACGCGGATTATCGGTTACGGCTCGGTATTTAACAGCCGCTCTGAGCCGCTCTGGGGATTTCGCGAAATCATTAAGCCAGGCGCATTCGATGATGTACTGGGTGACGATATTCGCGGCCTGTTTAACCATGATCCTAACTTTATTCTGGGGCGCAGTTCGTCAGGAACGTTAAACGTGAACGTCGATGATAAAGGCCTGCGCTATGACATCGCGGCGCCGGATACTCAGACCATTCGCGATCTGGTTCTGGCCCCGATGATGCGCGGTGATATCAACCAGTCGTCTTTTGCTTTCCGCGTCGCGCATGATGGCGAGAGCTGGTACCAGGATGATGAGGGGATCGTTATCCGCGAGATTAACCGTTTTTCACGTCTCTTTGACGTTAGCCCGGTGACATATCCGGCTTATCAGGAGGCCGACTCTGGGATTCGTTCCATGAAAGCCTGGCAGGAAGCGCGCGATAGCGGCGCGCTGGCGCAAGCCATTAATCAACGTATGGGGCGCGAGCGCCTGCTGACTCTTCTTAATGCGTAAGGAAAAACCATGAAATTGCACGAAATGAAGCAAAAACGTAACACTATCGCCAGTGATATGCGTGCCCTGCACGAAAAAATTGGCGATACCACCTGGACTGAAGAACAGCGTACCCAGTGGAGCGCAGCAAAGTCAGAGCTTGACGCGCTTGATGTGCGCATTGCCCGTGAAGACGAGTTGCGTCGCCAGGATCAGAACTATGTTGACGATAATGAAAAAGAAAATCGTCATCAACAGAACAAAGACCCTGCGAACCCAGATGCGAAAGCTGATGAACGTCGGGCCGCAGCATTTGATCGTCTTCTTCGTCATGGCTTCAATGAGCTTTCGGCTGAAGAACGGCAGGCGGTAAAAGAAATTCGCGCACAGGGTACCTCTCCTGATGATAAAGGTGGTTATACAGTACCGACCCAGATGCGCAACACGATTATTGAAGCGATGAAAGCCTATGGCGGTATTGCCAGCATCGCGCAAATCCTCAATACCTCAACGGGTCAGGATATTACCTGGTCAACGTCTGATGGCACCACGGAAGAAGGGGAGCTTCTTGCGGAAAATACCGCAGCTACCGAAGGTGATGTAACCTTTGGTACTGCAACCCTTGGCGCCAAAAAATTGTCCTCAAAAACCATTCGGGTCTCGAATGAACTGTTACAGGACAGTGGTGTGGATATCGAAGCTTATCTGGCTTCACGTATTGCTCAGCGTATTGGCCGTGGCGAGGCGAAGTACCTGGTGCAGGGTACCGGCGTTGGCACACCTATCCAGCCGAAAGGTCTTGTTGCATCTGTCACTGGTACGGTTTCTACAGGTAACGCTGCCTCTTTCCAGTGGCAGGAAATGAACAGCCTGAAGCATGCGCTTGACCCCGCTTATCGCGGTGGGCCTAATTTCCGTTGGGCTTTCAACGATACAACGCTTCAGTATATTGAAGAGATGGTTGACGATCAGAAACGTCCTCTGTGGCTACCTGATGTTATTGGCGGTACGCCTGCAACCGTGCTGGGCATCCCTTACGTTATTGACCAGGCGATCGACTCCATTGCCGCCAGTAAGAAGTTTATCTTCCTTGGTGATTTTAACCGCTTCATCGTCCGCCGCGTTGCCTACATGACACTGAAACGTCTGGTAGAGCGTTACGCGGAATACGATCAGACCGCGTTCCTGGCATTCCATCGCTTCGATTGCGTTCTGGAAGATACCGCGGCCATCAAAGCGCTGGTGGGCAAAGCACCGTAATTCATATCACTGTCAAATGATGCCGCGAAAGCGGTTTTTTTATGCCCGTTATCTGGCGGGCATAAGGATTCTTATGCTGCTTGAACTGAGTGAAATTAAGCGCCAGCTTCGGCTGGAAGAAGATTACACCGAGGAAGACGAGCTGCTGACTCTGATTGGTGGTGCCGTCGAGACCAGAACGGTGACATTCCTGAATCGTACTCTGTATGAGACGAGCGTACCCAGTAACGATCCTGACGGTCTGGTCATGACGGATGACATACGGATGGGGATGCTGCTTCTGGCCACGCACTTTTACGAGAATCGTTCCTCGGTGTCTGAGGTTGAAAAGACGGAAATGCCGCAGTCATTCACCTGGCTGGTCGGGCCCTATCGGTTCATACCGCTATGAAACTCCGACAGGCGCAAACCAGCGCGACGTATTTACTTCCTGATCCTGGCGAACTGGATAAGCGGGTACAGCTGCGTAAAAGGGTGGATGTCCCCTCGGCTGATTACGGTACTGAACCAGAATACCCGGTTTCATTCTTTGCCTGGGCAAAGATAGTCCAGACCAGCGCAACCACGTACCAGGAAACGGCGCAAACCGACAATGCGATCAGCCATTACATCACCCTTCGCTGGCGCAGTGGCATCACGTCTGATTTTGAGGTGGTGAACGGAGATGAGGTGTACCGCGTTAAGCGCGCGCGTGACCTGAACAGTAAGCGGCGTTTCCTGCTTCTTGAATGTACCGAGCTGGGTGTTGAGACAGCAACTACCGGAGGCAATGGTAATGGCGACTCCCTTTTTTCACGTTGATTTTCAGCAGCCGAAAGAGATGCGCTTTAACCGGGCACGCGTCCGGCGAGCGTTTATTCATATCGGCCAGCGCCATATGCGTGATGCGCGCCGACTGGTGATGCGACGCGGGCGTTCAGAACCCGGTGAAAATCCAGGGTACCAGAGCGGTCGCCTTGCGAAATCCATCGGCTACATGGTGCCGAGAGCCAGCAAGAATCGACCTGGCTTTATGACGCGTATCGCGCCAAACCAGCGGAACGGGCAGGGGAACCGGCTGATTACGGGCGATTTCTATCCGGCATTCCTGTTTTACGGCGTCCGTGGGGGCGCTAAGCGCCGCCGCAGTCATCATCGCGGCGCTTCTGGTGGTAGCGGCTGGCGCATGGCTCCTCGTAATAATTTTATGGTTGAGACACTCAACAAAAACAGCCCCTGGACGCGCTATTACCTTGCGCGTGAATTGCGGCTCTCACTCAAACCGGAGAAACGACGCTGATGAAACTGGTCCCGATTATTGCAGCACTTCGGGCGCGTTGCCCGGAATTCCAGAATCGTGTAGCGGGTGCTGCGCAGTTTAAGGACTTGCCGGAAGTCGGGAAGATGAAACTGCCGGCGGCTTATGTTGTTCCTGGAGATGATTCGCCCGGGGAACAGAAAAGCCAGACGGATTACTGGCAGGATTTGACCGAAGGATTTTCCGTCATTGTGTTTGTCAGCAATGGCCGGGATGAGCGTGGTCAGTTTGCCTCATATGATGTTGTTCACGACGTGCGACAGTCACTGTTTAAGGCGCTCCTGGGCTGGAATCCTGAAGAGTGCGGAAACCCGATCACCTATGCAGGTGGTACGTTGCTCGATGTGAACCGGCATGAACTGAGCTACCAGTTCGACTTCTCTGTGTTGAAAGAGCTTTCAGAAGATGACACCCGTCAGCAGGATGAACTGAACGATCTGGATGATTTTAAAACGTTGTCGATTGATGTGGATTTTATCGATCCCGGTCATGGCCCTGACGGCAAAATCGAACACCACCTCGAAATAAATCTTCCTTCCTGAGGAACACCATGTTTGTGAAACCAAAAGACGGGCGGTCAGTTCATGATCCTGCCCGGGGTGACCTTTTGCCTTCAGCAGGGCGAAATGTCGAACCAAGCCAGTACTGGTACCGTCGTGAAAATGACGGTGATATTGAGGTGGTGACGCCATCTCAGGGCGCAGCACCGGACAAGAAGGTGAGCACTAAATGACAGTCTCTATGAATACAATTCCGTCTGATCTTCGCGTCCCGCTTTTTTATGCCGAGATGGATAACAGCGCGGCGAATACGGCGCAGACCAGCGCCCCTTCGTTACTGATTGGCCATGTGAACACTGGCGCAGCCATTGCGACCAACCAGCTGGTTTTCATGCCATCAAAGGATTACGCCATTCAGCAGTGTGGTGCGGGTAGTCAGCTTGCGCGCATGGTGGAAGCCTATCGGCTCGTCGATCCATTTGGTGAGCTGTGGGTGCTTGCTGTTCCTGACACAGGAACGGCGGCAACGTTCACCCTGACGGTAACGGGAGCGGCCACAGAGTCCGGGGTTATTAGCCTGTACATTGGCCGACGTCGTATTCAGGCCAACGTGACAACTGGCGACGATGTTGCAGCCGTTGCATCCGCTATTTCTGCCGCCATCACTGCTGACGGACAAACGCCATTTACCGCCGCTTCGGCAGCCGGTGTTGTCACACTCACATCACGGCATAAAGGCACCTGGGCGAATGACATTCCTGTCGCGCTGAACTATTACGGTTTCAGCGGTGGCGAAAAACTCCCTGCTGGCGTGCTGATCGCCATTGCATCTGGTGTGGCTGGTGTTGGTGCGCCACTGCTGACAGGCACGATTGCCGCGATGGGCGACGAGCCTTTCGACTATATCGGTCACCCGTTCAACGATACTGCGTCCATGAACATCTTCACGCTGGAAATGAACGATACCAGCGGGCGCTGGAGCTGGTTACGACAGATTTATGGTCACGTCTATACGGCAAAAATTGCTGCAATCAGTGACCTGATCACCGTAGGTGATATGTTCAACGATCCGCACGTCACGCTGGCAGGCTATGAAAAAACGGTTCAGTCGAATCCGGATGAACTGGCAGCAAGCCGTACAGCACGTGCCGCAGTGTTCCTGCGTATCGACCCCGCGCGTCCGACACAAACGGGCGAGCTGACAGGCATGCTTCCTCCCCCAACGGGCAAACGCTTTATTCGCTCCGAGCAGCAGTCACTACTGACGCACGGTATTGCGACAGCGTATGCAGAAGGGGGTGTTCTGCGCGTGCAGCGTGATATTACGACCTATAAAAAAAATGCGTATGGCGTAGCGGATAACAGCTATCTCGACAGCGAGACACTGCATACCAGCGCTTATGTTCTGCGCCGTCTTAAAGCGGTGATCACCAGTAAGTATGGCCGCCACAAACTGGCGAACGACGGTACTCGTTTTGGACCCGGCCAGGCAATTGTTACGCCAGCGGTGATCAAAGGTGAGCTTCTGACCACTTACCGCCAGATGGAACGTGCGGGCATCGTCGAAAATTACGAACTGTTTAAGCAACACCTGATCGTGGAACGCGACGCCACTGACCCGTCTCGCATCAACGTGCTTTACCCGCCTGATTACGTTAACCAGTTGCGCGTCTTTGCATTGCTTAACCAGTTCCGCCTTCAGTATCAAGAGGAGTCCGCATAATGCCGCGCATTGCAGGTACTTGTTATTTCAAAATTGATGGTCAGCAATTATCCATGACCGGCGGTATTGAGGTGCCGATGAATACTAAGGTCAATGATGATGTCATTGGCCTTGATGGCTCGGTGGATCGTAAAGAAACGCACCGTGCGCCGTATATCAAAGGCACCTTCAAAGTGCCGAAAGATTTTCCGGTCAACAAGGTTACCACCTCAGACCAGATGACCATTACCGCGGAGCTGGCAAACGGTCAGGTTTATGTCTTGTCGTCTGCCTGGCTGCACGGTGAGGCAAACCACAACGCCGAAGAAGGCACGGCGGATCTTGAATTCCACGGTGAAGAAGGGGATTACCAGTAATGCAAGAACTTGAGCTACAACACCCAGTCACAGCACATGGTGAAACAATCAGTGTTCTGGAGTTCAACGAACCCACTGGTAAAGATGTTCGCGAACTGGGTTATCCCTATCAGATGAACCAGGATGAGTCTATTAAACTGCAGGCGCATATCATTGCGAAGTATATCGTGCGGCTCGCGAACGTACCGTTAAGTACGGTTGATCAGATGAAACCATGCGACCTTAACAGCGCAGGCTGGATGGTTGCAGGTTTTTTCCTCCAGGCCTGACAGCTGATTATCTCACTGACCGTTTTTTTGACTGCGCCAGTTACTGGCGCATTAACCCATTTGAACTGCTGAAAATGCCAATCAGTGAGATTCCTCTGCTGGTCAGCCAGGCGAACAGGATAGAGCAGGAGAAAAAACGTAATGGCTGAATTTGAGCTTAAAGCGCTAATCACCGGCGTGGATAAATTATCTCCTACACTTTCGCGGATGCAGAAAAATATTCGCGGATTTAAACGTCAGGCAGAAGAGGCATCGAAAGGTGGTTTAGCCATGGCTGGCGGACTTGCTGCAGGATTAACTGTATCCCTTAAGGCCTTTGCGGATCAGGAGAACGCGGCGACAGGGTTAAAAGTCGCGATGATGCAGGATGATGGTAACGTCGGCAAAAGTTTTGAAAAAATAAACAAACTGGCTGTTGGGCTTGGGAATCAGTTACCTGGCACGACTGCTGATTTTCAGAACATGATGCAGATGCTGGTTCGCCAGGGTATTCCGGCAGAAAACATTCTGGGTGGAGTGGGCAAAGCGACAGCATACCTTGCTGTTCAGCTTAAAAAGACGCCTGAAGCTGCGGCTGAGTTCGCCGCGAAAATGCAGGATGCGACGGGAACTGCTTCAGATGACATGATGGGCTTGTTCGATACCATCCAGAAGGCATTTTATCTGGGCGTGGACGATACCAACATGTTGTCATTTTTTACCAAAACTAGTTCAGTCCTGAAAATGGTGAACAAGGATGGACTTAAGGCCGCTCAGGGGCTGGCGCCTATCAGCGTCATGATGGATCAGATGGGCATGCAGGGAGAGTCAGCCGGTAACGCCCTTCGAAAAGTCATTCAATCTGGCCTTGATATTAAAAAAGTCAGAGCGACTAACAAAGAATTGAGGAAACAACGCATTCGGCTGGATTTTACGGACGGAAAAGGAAGTTTTGGAGGTCTGGACAAAATGTTCAGCCAGTTGGCCAAGCTACGCAAACTTACAGATACGGATAAAACTTCAGTACTGAAAACTCTCTTTGGCGATGATGCTGAAACTCTGCAGGTTGTGAATGCCCTGATCGACAAAGGTAAAGACGGCTACGATCAGATCCAGCAAAAAATGAATAAACAGGCCAGTCTGAATAATCGAGTTCAAGCCCAGTTGGGAACTCTTACCAACTTATGGGAAGCGATGACAGGCACAGCAACTAATGGTTTGGCCGCTATCGGCAGTGCGTTTTCAGGTGACACCAAAAGCATAACCATATGGCTTGGCGATCTTGGCGAACGTTTCACAAAATTTGCAGATGAAAACCCTCGAGTGATTCGTGGAGTATTTGGTCTTGCTGCGGGGTTGACTGTTTTAAAGCTTGGTTTTATGGGCGTGGGTGGGGCTATCAGCATGGTTAGTCGAATAATGTCGATGACGCCAATCGGGATGATCGCCACGGGTATTGCACTGGCAGCAGGGTTGATCATCTCTAATTGGGATGCTATTGGACCATACTTTAAAACTATGTGGGAAGCAATCAGCCCATATTTTCTTGCCGGGTGGGAATTATTCAAAACTGTTTTCGGCTGGACCCCGCTTGGAATGGTGATTAACAACTGGGGGCCAGTGGTGCAGTGGTTTCAGGATATGTGGGAGAAACTAAAACCCATTATTGAATGGTTTACCGACGGTGCCAGCGATACCGTTGCTGCAGCTAATGCCGCACAATGGGGGGCTGGTGGATATGGGGCATATGGCACTGGTGTAGCAAGTCCAGGGTATAACCAATATCAAATACAACAAGGTGGGGCTGCGCAGCCACAGGGAACAATAACTGTACAGTTCGAGAATGCACCGTCCGGCATGAATGTCACCGACAGTAAATCGAAATGGATTGATATGGATTATGATGTTGGTTACACAAGAATTGGACGATAGTTATGGGAGGTTAAACCTCCCAGTTTTTTATTCAATAAATTTTACGAATTTTCCATCAGAATTGTATTCTGCTTTGGCTACATTCTTTTCGGTGCCACCTAACTGATTTTTTCCTGTAAATTGCATTATTAATACGTAGTCGTCTTTACGTTTTATAATATTAGTCTCAATGCATTTGAAACTATCTGGGTCATTCATTGATTTTTTTACCTCCTGTTTCATGTCCTGTTGGCATCCATCTAATGAATTGCTGAGCTTTGCCATAATTATTTCATCATGTGTCTTTGGTTCAGCATCTGGAGCAAATATGAACGAGGCGACGATTAGTGGAAAAAAAAGTCCAATTACCGCACCAAGTATTGAACCAACAAGTTTTCTTGATTTTTTGGATTCTTTTTTATACGCCCATCTTGCGATTAAAAAAGCTAATACAATCCCGATTAGTAAAGGTATTAGAGTTTCCATGCATTCCTCTTTTATTAATTATCAATCTTAGTAAAAACCATATCACTTCATGAGTTTATAAGACTATACAACAAAACTAAAACGGGTAATAACATGGCGTGGAAAGACAGGCTTCAGGATGCGTCATTCCGTGGCGTACCATTTAAGGTCGAAGGCGAAGGTGCAGCCGTTGGTCGTAGAGTTGAAACACACGAATACCCCAACCGCGATAAACCCTACACCGAAGATCTCGGTAAGGTCACCTTCCGGCCAAATATCACCGCCTATGTCGTGGGCGATGATTGTTTTGATCAGCGCGACAGACTAATTGAAGCGCTCAACAAACCGGGGCCGGGAACACTTGTTCACCCGACCTATGGCGAGTCGAGTGTTTGTGTCGATGGCGAAGTTAAAGTCAGCACGACGAGCAGCGAAGGGCGCATGGTGCGCTTTGATCTGCAGTTTGTCGAAGCGGGTGAGCTTTCCTATCCAACGGCGGGCGCAGCGACGGCGAATACTCTGGTGTCCTCCTGTTCTGCCCTTGATAACTGTATCAGCGATAACTTTGAGACGTTCGGTATGGACGGCATGCCTGATTTCGTTCAGAACGGTGTGATTGACGATGCGACCAGCATGCTTGGCTATGTCTCTGACAAAATGGCGATGGTCGATTCTGGCATTTCCGCCGCCGCACGTCTAATGCAGGGTGATATCTCTGTTCTGCTCCCGCCGCCATCTTCAGGCAAAGGCTTCGTTGACCAGTTGCAGGCAATGTGGCGTTCGGGTAATCGGCTCTCTGGTAATGCCAGCGACCTGTTCACAATGATTAAAAATTTTTCAGGCATATCCCTGGGCAGCGATCTGGCTCCGCGTGGAGTATGGAAAACGGACAGCAAGACGACGCAGAACCAGAAGCAGCAAAGTAATTATGTTGCCAGTGCGATTCGCACAACCGCCATAAGCGAAGCGGCTTATGCTGTTACAACATTGCCAACACCTGCAATAGCGACAAAGGAACAAACTCAGCAATCCTCTGGATGGCCTTCTGTGACACACCCGGCGCTGAATAATGCGCCTGAAGAAACTGTCGTTGCCGATGTTCCCTCATGGGATGAGCTGGTGGACATCCGCGATACGCTAAATACCGCCATTGATAAAGAGCTGGGTCGAACAACGGATGACCGTTTATTTTTGGCGCTTCGTCGCGTGAAATCCGACCTCAACACTGACATTAAAACTCGCCTGTCGCAGACGCAAAAAACGGTTGAGCGTACGCCGGATGACGTACTACCAGCACTGGTTCTGGCTGCCAGTTGGTTCGATAACGCGTCGCGTGAGTCCGACATTGTCCGACGTAATGCCGTGGCCCATCCCGGCTTTGTTCCGGTGTCACCACTGAGGGTTCCCGTACGATGAACGACAACGTAACGCTAAGGGTCAACGGTCGCGAGTGGGGCGGATGGACGTCCGTTCGTATCGGCGCAGGGATTGAACGAATCGCACGGGATTTCAGTGTGGAAATTACACGCGAATGGCCTGGTGGAGATGGCTCTGTATCCCTTCAACCCCGCGTCAAAAACGGGGATAAAGTTGAGGTGCTGATTGGTGATGACCTTGTTGTCACCGGATGGGTGGAAGCCACACCTGTCCGCTACGATGCGCGTTCTGTTAGTACCGGGATTAGCGGTCGCAGCCTGACCGCCGATCTTATCGATTGTGCTGCAGAGCCAACTCAGTTCAACGGGCAGTCACTGGTTCAGGTGGCGTCAGTTCTGGCAAAACCTTTTGGTATTTCGGTCATCAATTCCGGCGCACCGGTAGCGGCTATTCCGGGCGTTCAGCCCGATCATGGTGAAACGGTTATTGAGGTGCTGAACAAAATGCTGGGTCAGCAGCAGGCGCTGGCTTATGACGATCCAAAAGGACGTCTGGTTATTGGCGGTATCGGCTCATCGCGTGCGCGCACTGCGCTGGTACTGGGGCAAAACATCCTTTCCTGCGATACCGAAAAGAGTATTCGCGAGCGGTTTTCAACGTATCAGGTTTCCGGCCAGCGCGCGGGGAATGATGATGACTTTGGTGTGGCCACCACAACGGCGTTACGGGCAAAAACCACTGATGCCTCAATAGGGCGTTATCGCCCGATGGCGGTTCAGCAAACAGGGCAGGCCACAGGTGCGAGCTGCATTGCCCGTGCAGAATTCGAATCCCGCCAGCGTGCTGCGCGTACTGATGAAACCACCTACACGGTCTGGGGCTGGCGTCAGGGTGACGGGGTGTTGTGGCAACCCAACCAGCGCGTCATCGTTTACGACCCGGTTTGTGGGTTCAATAACCGCGAACTGCTCATCGCTGAAGTCTCATTCACCAAAGACAATAACGGCACACTGACAGAGCTGCGTGTCGGGCCGCCTGATGCTTATCTTCCGGAGCCGGAAGACGAGAAAGCGAAGGGTGGCAAAAAACGCAAAGTGAAGGAGGAGCCATTCTGATGGGGACGATGCAGAACCTTCAGCGTCAGGTGCTAAGCCTTATTGGGCGCGCTGTTGTGAAGAGTATTAACGCGGCTTCTAAGTGCCAGATGATAGATGTTGAGTTACTGGCTGGGCAGCAAAAGGCGGGTATTGAGCACCTTGAACCCTATGGCTTCACTTCTCGTGCAAAAGCGGGTGCTGAGGCTGTTGTTTTGTTTCCTGACGGTGACCGTTCTCACGCCGTTGCGATCACCGTATCTGATCGTCGCTATCGCATGAAGGGGCTCAATACGGGGGAGGTCGCTCTCTACGATGACCAGGGGCAGTCAGTCACGCTGACACGTGCCGGGATTGTTGTTGATGGTGGTGGCAAGGTGATTATGTTCAAAAATGCGCCTAAAGCCCGCTTTGAAATGGATCTGGAAGTTACCGGCCAGATCAAAGACCTCTGTGATACTTCTGGCCAGACAATGTCAGCGATGCGTGTTGCTTATAACGGGCATAAACACAGAGAAAACGGGCAGGGCAATAACACCGATGCACCTGATAAACAAATGGGGGTGTGATGGAACTCTGGCTTACGGTAAACGGAAAACAGGTTAGCGCCAGTTCTCAACTTGACCCACTTACGCGCGCAGTGGTGATTTCGCTCTTCACTCACCGGCGCGCAGACCCCGACGACAATACTGATGTACCTATGGGGTGGTGGGGAGATACCTGGCCGATGGTGGCCAACGATCGCTATGGGTCAAAGTTATGGCTTTTACAGCGGAGCAAGCTCACAAACGCGCTGGTGAACACGGTGCGAACGTATATCCGAGAATCCCTTCAGTGGATGCTCGATGACAGTGTTGTGTCCAGGATAGATATAGATATACAGCGAACCGGTATCAATGAACTGGGAAACAGCCTTGTTCTGTGGCGCCGGGATGGTCCGGTAACAATTTCTTTTAACGATTTCTGGAGCGTGATTGCAAATGGCGGACAGTGAATTTCAGCGGCCAACGCTGGCCGAAAACATCAGCATGATCCGCACCGACCTTTTTGCACGGCTTGACATCAATGATGAACTTCGCCGCATGGATGAAGATGTCAGGGCCAAAGTTTATGCGGGGGCGCTGCATACGGTTTATGGCTATATCGATTATCTGGCGATGAATATGCTGCCTGATCTTTGCGATGATTCATGGCTTTATCGGCATGCGGCGATGAAACGATGTCCGAGGAAAGATGCCGTGGCCGCATCAGGTTTTATGCGATGGGATGGCGTAACGAACGGGCTCAAGGTGAGTGCAGGATCGGTCATTCAGCGTGACGACCTCGTCCAGTACATCGCACAGGCAGATGCAACGAGTGCCGGTGGCGTGCTTCGGGTGCCCGTTACCTGCAGCGTGACAGGTATGGCCGGAAATATGGATGATGGTGAGGTGCTCTCACTGGTTACGCCAGTTAACGGACTTCCTTCCGGCGGCATGGCCGATACGATCACCGGTGGTTTTGATGTAGAAGACCTTGAGACCTGGCGTGCCCGTGTTCTGGAGCGCTATTACTGGACCCCGCAGGGCGGCGCTGACGGAGATTATATCGTCTGGGCAAAAGAAGTACCCGGCGTAACGCGCGCGTGGACTTATCGACACTGGATGGGGACGGGAACGGTTGGCGTTATGATTGCCAGCAGCGACCTGATTAACCCGATTCTTGATGATGCAACAGTGGCTGCAGCTCAGGCACATATTGAACCGTTGGCGCCCGTAGCGGGTTCTGACCTCTATGTATTTAAGGGAACGCCAAAAACAGTCAATTACACCATTGACCTGAATCCGGATACCCCTGAAATACGCGCCGCAGTTGAGGCCGAGCTTCGTTCATTCCTGTTGCGTGACGGCTATCCGGAAGGAACGCTTGAGCTGTCCCGTACAAACGAGGCGATTTCTATAGCGGCCGGTGAGTACAGCCATAAGCTGCTTTCGCCAACAGCTGATACGGCAATCGCAAAAAATGAACTGGCTGTACTGGGGGTAATAACGTGGGCGTGAGTAACGATGATTATGTCCAGTTACTAAGTGCGCTGCTTCCGCCAGGGCCGGCATGGTCAGTTGACGATGTTGCGATAAGCGGCGTAGCTCCCTCTTTGCTCAGGGTGCATCAGCGTGGCGATGAACTCATGCAGGAGCTTGATCCGCGTACCACAACAGAACTTATTGACCGCTGGGAGCGGTGCTGCGGTCTGCCTGATGAATGCATTCCTTCAGGAACTCAGACGTTAAGGCAGAAACAGCAGCGACTGGACGCAAAAGTTAATCTTACCGGGGGAATCAACGAAGATTTCTATCTTCGTCAACTGGCTGCACTGGGGAAGCCCGGCGCCACAATCACTCGCTATAACAAGGGACCTTTCAAGTGTACGTCGACGTGTACTGATGCGACCTATTCAACTGAATGGCGTTACTACTGGCAGGTAAATATGCCCGCTTCAACAGACGCAATCTGGATGACCTGTACAGACAATTGCGAAACCCCCATTCGCTACTGGGGCGACACAGTTGCCGAGTGCGTTATCAATAAACTTTGCCCGTCCCATACCTACGTAATATTCAAATATCCGTAACCGGAGACATTATGCATCGCATTGACACACCTACTGCGCAGAAAGATAAATTCGGCGCGGGAAAGAACGGCTTTACCCGTGGTAACCCGCAAACAGGAACGCCTGCCACTGATTTGGATGACGACTATTTCGACATGTTGCAGGAAGAACTGGCGGGAGTGGTCGAGGCAACCGGCGTTAACCTGGAAAAATCAAAGCATAACCAGTTACTGACTGCCCTGAAGGCGCTGCTTTTGAGTCGTGCTAACCCATTTGCTGACATTAAAGCGGATGGTGCAGCAGCGGTGTCGACAGCTCTCTCAAACCTTGGGTTGGTCATCGGTTCAGATCCCGGCAACCTGGTGACGAGCGGTAGTACCCAGCCAGTATATAAATCGTTACTTTATGCCCAGGACGCAAAAACCATTACGCAGCGTGGGTACCTGGCTAATGGGGTCATTGGTGCTGATACGCTCATAAAACTGGGCGCGGTGCTGGCTAAAAATAACACCAAAAACTGGACGCTGGAGACGTTTATCGCGGCATACTGCGGCAATAGTCAGGATGCCATTGATTCGGGAATTGCGATAGGTACGACTGACGGTGGCAATTTCACCTATTTATGGAAGCTGTTAAATAACGGTTCTCTGATAGGGCCAGGCGGAAGAATGGCATCAGAATCATGGGCTAATGCGCTGTTTTTATCGAAAACTGACGTAAAAGAAATTGGCTACATGCAGAGCGATCAGAACAGGCCATATTTTAAGGATAAAGATGGTCTGTTCAGAGAGTTGCAATTAAAAAACTCCGCTGATTTATCGTCAACCGGCTGGCGTCGCGATACTTCTACAGGTGAACTGATTCAATGGGGGATTGCTTCTAATGTCCAGGATGACACTCCGGCACAGGTCGCTTTCCCGATTGCATTTCCGAATTATTGCTTGTCGTTTAAGACTTCACTGAAGCGAAAATCGCGTACAACGAATACAACTTCCCAATTATCGGTATGGGGCGACTATAACGATCTGGGTTCTGGTACCGTTGTGTTTCAGTCGAATTCACAAGATGCAGATACCCGTTCCGGGGATATCTACTGGGAAGCAAGAGGGTACTAAAAATGATGATGAAATATTTTTACAGCCCGGCTACACGCTCTTTTTACGCGGATGCGCTCCGCGATATTTATGAAAAGGCAGGAACATGGCCCGCTGACGCCATACCACTTGAATATGGATTACACGGGCAGTTAATGGAAGCCCAGCAGAACGGTGGTGAAATTATTCATGGAGAGGATGGCCTACCCACAATCAGGAAAAAATAATTACGGGAAGAATACTTCTATAGGAACGTTTACGAAAATGAATATCCGCCACAGCGTAATCA